CCATTTGTTGTAGTAAGATTTGATGAGCCGGATACAATTATTAATTCACCTTTTTGGAACGATGCCGTTGCTGCTGAAAGGGATTCTAAACTACCACGTCTGTGTCTAATGATTTGTGCCATATTTTGGGATTGGTTATTCTATTTTTTATTATACTACTGCGTTATTATATAGTATTTGGATATAAATATTGATTTTTTAAGTAACCAATAACTAAAGCACATTATATTTTAATATATTATTTATTACTATATTAAAATTCTCCTGCATCCAAGTTTGAAGATGTAACAAATAATTCCTGGTCGGTTGCAAAAGTACTATCAATTGATTGTGTAAATTGAGTAAAGTTATTTAATATGATATCAATTACTTGCTGAGAACTACTTATTACACCGGTCGGTAAATTTCCTTCCAAACTACCTATTACTAATTGAATCCAACCATTCGAATTTCCTACATTTGCCGTATCGGTTAGTACCCAAATTGTGTTATCACTTTGTTGATAAACTTGCAATCCTTCATATACATTAGCAGATGACAATGCATAACGTGCTGATTGGTCTGCTAAACTAAATCTAGCATCAACAGGCTCATTGTTCGTTATGTCAAACCCACTAGGTAATATAATTGCCATTTCTTATTGTTCTATTTATGTTAATATATATGTCCAACTTTTACCAGCTCCACCTGCTTGCAATGTAGTTGATTTGTAAACTTTATATTGTCCAACCGTTGTTACTGCGAATGAACTAAATACACCAAAACCACCTGTTGTGATATTTGTTAAGTTAGATAGTGAACTATTGAATACTATATAATGGTATTTATCACCAGTATGCGTAATTGTTACACTTTGTCCACTTGCAGTTACTGTTCCTTTTGCAATTGTCCCTATCGTTCCACCTAATGTAGTATCCCATGCACCAATGTTTTCCAATTCTCCTGCTGTAAATGATGTTGCCACACTTGCACCATATCTTAAACTTCTAATTTTTGTATATGTAGTAGTTGCCGTTGATGTTGTTGTTAAATCGGAAATATTCTCACCCGTTGGAGATGCGTAGTTTGCAGTCGCAGTTATACTAATTGAAGTAGAACCGGTTGCAGAACCTGTTACATAATAAGGTGATACCACATTTGTTGTCACGCTTGTCAAATTCCAATTATTAGAAGGACTTGCAGATGATGATGTAAATGAAATACTACCGGTTGCACCTTGTTCAATTTGATTTGAAGTAGTTCCTAATTGAATTGTTGTAGTTGGTGTCAATGTAGGTGCCGCAGGATTTGTTTTAGATATTGTTCCTGTTGTTGTAGTTGATGTTTTAGATAAACTACCATCCAATGGAGAACTTGCCGTATATTCTAGTCTATATGTGTGAGAACCCGATGTCGTTGTACTATATGTTAAAGATGTTCCACTACCAGTTTGTGCTAATAGAGTTGCCCCTTCATATAATGATGCACTTACTAATGTATATCCCTGATTATTCCAAGTTCCATTAACCGAATATGCATCAGTTACATTATTAAATCTGTCAGATGCAAATCCACTTAAAGATGCTGCTACCGATGTTGGTGCAGTTGGTGTTCCAAAAATAAATTTAAGAACTCCGTTTACAAACGTTACTGCGGTATTACTATCAAAATCTGCAACTTCTATTCCTGTTAAGTTTTGTACACTATTAGTTACATAACTAATAAATCCACTACTTGCACTCAAAGTTGCCAATGAAGCCGATACTGATGAACTTAAACTTGTAATCGATGCCGCACTTCCACTTAAAGTTTCTGCAATCGATGTACTAATCGAAGATGATATCAATGCTTGTGATGATGATAACGATGCACTAACAATTGCAACTTCTATATCCGTTGCTATAACTGATAATGAACTACTCAATGATGCACTTACAATATCAACGATAGATTGCGAAATTGAAGAACTTAAACTATTTAAAGTTGCACTACTCGCACTAAATGATGTTGCTACTGAAGAACTAAAATCCCCAGTCACACTTGCTATACTCGCATTACTTGCTGAGAATGATGTTGCTACCGAAGAACTAAATGTATTAATGTTACCGGCTAAGTTAATTGCAGTATTACCATTACTTCCTAACAAATAAAGAGTGCCACTACCACTATCGTAATATGGTACACCATTTACTAAATCACCATAAGTAGATGCCGTAAATACATTTGGTGCTGAACTACCTATTATAAATCTATTGGTAGCTTGAACTGAACCACTTTCGGTGGCTGCAAATATAATAGATGAACCATTTGAAGATGTAATATTCGATGAACCGGTTACAATTAAGATTTCTCCTTTTTGTAGAGAACCTGTAATTGCCGATAGTCTTTCTAATCTACCTCTTTTATGTTGTATTAACTGAGCCATCTATATTATTCTTAATTTACTTTATTATCTATAAGTATAACTTATTAATTAAAACTCTCCTTGGTCTATAATGTTTGAAGCAGTGAGATACACTTCTAAATCTGTTGCAAATGTATTTCCTAAAGATGCGGTGTAAGAATGGAAAGATGCAGTTGTTACAAATCCAGAACCGGATGCTATTATACCTATGGTTGTTGCTATTGAGCCACTTACAACTGCAACTTCTAAATCAGTTGCTAAATCACTATATCCAATTGTTCCACTAATGTATATTTGAGATGAACCTGATACAACTCCATCCGGTAAAACTGCTGCCACATTGTTTGTTATAATATTAACAATCGAAGCAGAAAATGTTGTTTCCAATGATTGGGATACTATATTATTTACAGAATTGGTAATATTTGTACCAATATCAGCAGAAGTTTGTAGTGCCGAACCACTTTCTATTTGTTTTAATCGTATAAAGTTTGCCATTATGTATAAATATCGTTAAGATAGTTTTATATATCCGTAATTAATTGTTTGAGTTGTCCCACTATTATTTGTTATACCAAACTTAAATACATTTGAAGTATTTGGTGCGTATGATGTTGGTGTATTTGCAATACTACCATTTGTTCCTATAATTTGGTCAGGTATTGTAGTTAAAACTAATGCATTACCCGGTGTGTAATACCAACCATATTGAGAACCAACTGCCGGAACATTTGTATTTGATGTTGTTACAGTTGCGTTCCAAGTTATAATACCATTTGGAATATTACCATTTACCCACATTGAATAACTATGTCCGGCTTCTACTGTAAAACTTTGTGTAGATGCTCCTGCTGGTACCGACCAAGCTCCCGTTGTTTTTGATGGGAATGCAGTTGTCAATTGTGATGAACCACTTATTGCTCCACTTAATGATGTCAAAAATGAACCCGTTTCACTTTCAGTAATCCAACTACCACTTACACTTTCAATTGCATTCAATCTATTCACCAATGATGATGTAGACTGTGATGCCGTAAATGTGTTTAAATTTGAAATAGATGTTACTAAACTTGCAGTTGAAACTGATGCAGTAAAAGTATTCAAATTACTAATAGAAGTTACAATTGATGCCGTAGTTACACTTGCAGTAAAAATATTTAAATTTGAAATAGATGTTACTAAACTTCCAGTTGAAATACTTGCAGTATAAGAATTGAAAGATGATGTAGATAATTTTGTATCTAATGTATTACTTAATGTATTAGTTACTAAGTCCGTTGCAAATGTAGTATCTAATGAAGATGTTAGATTATTTATAGAAATTTTATATGTTGTGCTACCTGAAATACCAACTACAAAAGTTGTATCTAATGATGCCGGACTTAATGCAGGTAGCTCTGATATTTTTTTAGTTTGTCTTAGTGCCATTTTTATAATATTATTTCTTCGTCATTTTCAGTTGATAAAACTATGTCTAATTCTGTTCCTATTGGTATATCTTTTAACTTACCCATAACATAAATATCATTAATAGTTACATTATCAAAATCTATGTATTGTTCATTTAAAGTTATTACTACATTATTTCCAACTTCTTTAATTGTAAAGTTTCCTGGAATATGTAAACCATAAACTAATATTTCAAAATTATTTGGAGATGCTCCTTCCGTTCCGTAATCTAATACTACATTATTAATAGTTAATGTATTTGCTATATTATCAAATCCATCTACATATCTTTCTGCTTTTCTAGTACTATAATCTAATAATTCTGAATGAAAATCATCAATCTTAGATTTATTATTTATAAGTTTTATAGGATTTGGATTTGAACGAGTTTTTGATTCAAATTTTGTATTATTTGGAATTTCAATATTTTGTAAACTTCCTGTTAAATCCGTAGACACTAAATTATTAGGATTTATTTTTGGTATAATCCTATTGAGTTTTCTGGCATTTGAATTAAATTGTTTAAGCATATTTTTCTATATCTCCATGTATTTCAATATAATCATCATCATCCAATTCAAATTCAAATTGTGATTTTATAAATTTAATTAATAATCCATTTCCACCTTCTTCAATAATATAATCTCTCGGAGTTATTCCTTGAGTATTTATCATTACCAATATTCTATCTTGCGACTCTCTTAATTCAATTTCTCTTAGTATGTTTACTAATCTATGCTTTGGAGCTTCGTATATCCAATAAGTTGGATGATTTAAATCTTTAGGAATTAAAACAGCCATTATTGGTTTTCTAAATAATTTTTGTGTAATATCTGCTAAAGTTCTTTTCATTATACATCTAAGAATTTACCAGTTATAATAATTTCATCAGTCGATACTACATTATATCCTAAATTAGCAGAAATAAAATTAATTGTTAAACTATTTGCAGTGCCTGTACAAGTAAAATGTGTAGTTTGATAATACCTTACACCATTTATATAAATTTTAGCATCATATGTTGTACCATTTACTAATAATCCAGCTGATATTACTGATTGTAATTGAGGAGGTGCTTGTATTAATTTGATACCTGTAAATGTTATAGTATTATTTGTTGTAGGGTTACCTACTTTACTATTGTTTATTGAAAGAAAATCAATTAAATCTTTGTTATCATAATATGGAGATGGAGTTGTAAGTAATCCTTCTAATCTGCCATTCGCAGTTACATCCGTTTCGGTTGCAACAACTATTTTACTACTATTAAATGATTTTTTAGTTGTAGCTTCTCCATCAAATTTTTCTGGAAGTAAATATGCTTTAACATTCAAAGTAAATTCAACTCTATTAATTCTTTCAGTTCCTTCTCCTACTTCATTTATTACATTATAATCTGCAATTGTTGTATTGAATTTAAATTTTTGTTTATCACCCCAATATTCATCCGATGAATATGTTAGAGATTCAATTACCGCATTAAGATGTTCTGTATAATTAGTCCAACCCATACATTCGTAGTTTATTTCTACATAATCTGGCATTGTTATATTATGAATTTCGTACTTTGGTGTGGTTGCTTTTCCTAAAAGAGTAAATCTACTATATCGATTATCTTTTGAATATTTTGTAACCGCTTGATATGAAACGTGTCTATTTAACATAGGCATTGTTTCATTTTTAGCCACCGATGTTCTTTTAATCATCATTAGTGGTAATTGTAATTTACCTTTTTGGTCTCTGTAAACCCCTTGTCTACGGGCACCATTCCATCTTTCGGAGTTACCATATATCACCGGAATCTTTAATGCCTTACCATTATCATCCAATGTAGGTAATACTACATTTTCTAAATAAGTCATTATAGCATAATCTACATCAAAGAGAGATACGCTTTGTTTTATATCGGTTTTTGAAGATTTAATTTGATTTGCTCTATTTAAATCTTGTCTTAATGGGTTAGTTGCCATAATTATTTAATTCTTTCTTCTATATTAAGATTAGATTTGGATACCATAAATGCTGTTAAAACAATACTAAAACTATTATAAGGTTGTCCACCTGCGTATTGAATTTCAGTAGTATTATCTATTTCAAAATATGCATTATTATAGAGTATAATATCACCAATTTCAGGATATACATTAATTTCTTCACATTTAAACCTATCAACTTTGAATGTAATAGTTTGGTCGGTATCGGCACCAAATCCTTCGTATCTTGCACCTTCCGGTTCTCTATCCACTAATGCATATAGATTCACACCAGGTAACCAAGTTTTATTCATAGCCTCTCCATATATGTTTACCTTTGTTTCGTTTAAATTGATTTTAAACAAAGTAATTATATTTTGAACTACATCATCAACTAATTCCCTAGCTATGGATTTAAAAAAATCTACATCTCTTTCTAATACAAATTTTGGCATATTATCCTACATATATTTTTAAAGGAACTTTTCTCAACATATCCTGATGATGGTCTGATTCATGTGCTTGTTTTTCAAACACATTCTTTCTACTCATCTCTTCCAAATTTTCTCTCAATTGAGTCATTAACATATCTTTTTCTACCTGTGCTTCTGCTCTCAATGCTGCTCCATCTAAATTAACCTCACCATCTGGAATTGGAACTGAACTATACTTTTCTCTAATTGCTCCTAATAATTCTTTTGAAAGTGCCAATGTATATTTTCTAATCCATTGCTTACCCACATCGTTTATATATGAATATTGAATAAAATCATATGGAATATCAGAATAATCAGAAAGTGAATCCGATTGAATAGTTTGGGAATCGTGTTCAAATTCATCCCTACTCATATATTCAAAATAAACTCTTCCGAGTGTATTTGCCGTTGGTATTGGGAATATTTCTAATTTATTATCTACTATATTAAATGTATGAGCCGATTTACGAATATGGTCATTAAATTCAATTTGTTGCATTCTTAATACATCCTCATATAACGGCATCATTAAAAATTGAGCTGCTGGAGAAAATTGTCCGAATCCTAACTCACTCATTAAATTCAATGTACCCTGTGCTCCAACCGAATATGGGTCAAAGAAACGTGCGATTGCCGGAGTTGCTTCATGAAATACTCTCGTTACATCAATCGTAGAACTACCCGTAAATAATGTTGCAAATGATGAAGATGTTTCTGAATCAATCGATGCACTCATTATATTGTAAACTTGTTTGCCAGGTGTTAAATCAATATATGCTTTTTTGATTGAAGTTGCACCACCAACTCCTGCTAAAGTTCCGTATTGTTGTGCCATACGAACTGCAGTTGGTAAGAATGAACCATCCACAAGTGTTTGTGAATAATTTGCAACTTTACCTTTGGGCTGTCCTCTAAGAATATCTACGTTATTTCTAAGATTGAATTGATTTACTTGCGCAGAATATTCTGATGTTGATTCTTCAAAACATGCAAATATTTGTTCGTTATCTAATTCGACATTGATAATTGGATATCCCAATCGTTTTGCTACCCATGTAGCGGTCTTAGGTGCATCGTTTCTAAAATCACTATCAGCATCATATAATCCAAAGGGAGTTGATGAGCCAGATATAAATGAACCGGATGCTGCGCCTGACCAATATGTGTTTACAGACATAATTCTTAATTATAGTTTTACTACTATAAATATAAGAATAAAAAAAGAAGTGAGATTAGTATGAGCATAAAAAAAGAGGAGATATTTCTATCCCCTCTTTCCGATTATCCTAATCCGTTAAGATTAAAGAGTTTCTAAACCGTCAATTACTACTTTACCGTAGAATTCTGGTCTTACTAATTTCTTAGCGTAACGAGTCATAACTCCTCTTCTTGGAGTGAAGTTAGTTGGGTCGTACACTAATGGAGTCATAATCAATGGTACATAAGGTGCGTAAACTGCTCCGGTTTCGAAGAAGTTAGAACCTTTGAAGCCCATTAATAATACGTTCTCAGTCATATAAGGGTTTTTGTAAACATCGTATCTATTAGAGATTTGTCCAATGTTAGTTACACCAGCTGCAAATGATAAAGCATCTTTACCAGGATTTGCTGAGAAACCATTCATTGATTCTAAAATAGTTGCAACGTTAGGAGAAACTACTACGAAGTTTGCTCCACCTCTCATTGTTAATTGGTGAATCTTATTAGAAACTTTTTGTAATTTAATACCTAAAGTCTGGAACCAAGTATTCTTTTGGTATGCTGAAGCTGCTGCTGCAGATGAATCGATAGCGAAACCGTTTCCAGTCCAATCGTATCCAACCTTTGCTGACCAGTATTCAGTTGTGAAAGCGTTTTGTTGTAACATTTCTAAGATTTCTAAATCGATTTCTAAAGAGATGTACTCACTTAACATTTGAGTCAATTCCGCTTCTGCATCTACAGAGTGGTATGCGTTCAAATCTTGCGCCAATTCAGGAGTCCAAATTGCTTTTAATTTTCTTGTCTTAGCAACAATTGGTTCAGATTTCAATTCTAATTCGATTTCTGGAATTGCTAAATCAGTTCCTCTATCTTCAAAATCTCCACGAGAAATATCAGTAGGTTGTTTGTGGTATGCTAAAGATATACCAACAGTAGCCAAGTTTGATAAACCAGTTACAGTTGCAACGAATTCAACGTTAGAACCATTCTTAGTTGTGTATTGAGGATAAACTCCTGTTACAGAACCTGTTAAGAATGTTGGTTCGAAAGCTCTTACACCATTCCAATCAGCATCAGCTGGGATAGGAACTACGATTTTTTTCAATGTGTTACCTGCAAATGATGCAGAAACTGAACCTGAAGATAAATCATAATCGATATCTGCTAAAGATGCTGAAGCGAAAGTTGAAGTGATAGCTGCAGTTGAATTGTTAATAGTATATCCGAATCTACCTGGACCATATAAACCACCTTCAGCTGCTTGAGTTGAACCTAATTTGTTTGTGTTTTGGTCTAAAGAATCTTTACCAAAAGTTCCACTTTTACCGAATAATGAAGAACCTGTAAAGTCAGGATTACCTGCTGGGTTAGTACCATACTTAAAATCCATGTAGAAAATAAGACCTGAAGGTAAGTTCATTGGTTGAACCGAAACGAATTCTTTCGCTGCGATAGAACCGAAGATACGTCTTACCAACGGTAATGCTACACCTGCCCACTCTTCAGAACCTGAAGAAGTACCAGTACGAGTTGCCTCATCTAATAATTGTTTAGCTTGGTTTTCTAACATTACTGCCATACCATGCTTAGTTGTTTCAGAACCTGCGTTCTCTAACAAACCTGTTTTTTCCCACTTAGCTTTCAAACCTCTTGTTTGCTCTAACATAAGAGTCTGAGGATTTGCGCCAGTCATTAATTTTTTTAAGTCCATTTTGAATGAATTTATTTGTTTTTGTTTGATTAATTATTTAATTATACCTGCTAATTTCTTAAATCTGTCAGAGAAATTTGTAGATTCAGCAATTACTTGCTTAGATACAGCTGGCTTAGTAGATTTTGTTACTTTGCTAGCGATTCCTTCAGAAATAGATTTCTTAGTAGATTTGTTAGAAATTGAATATTTGAAATTCTCTGCTAATGTAGAGTAAACCAATTTCACTTCTCTAACTGAATTTGTTCTATCTAAAGTTTCAATCACTTTCACTTTTTGTTCGTTAGTCATGTTGTGTGCTCTAAATAATTTGTTTGCGAATAATAACTTAGCGTTTAATAAGTTTACTTCGTTGATTGTTTTTTGTAAAGATTTGATAGTTTTGTAAGCTTCGTTTAATTCAGCTTCTTTTTCTGAATCATCTGCAGATGCATCATCAGTCATATCAGCTTCCATTTCTCTTAAAATTTCTTCTAAGTCGATTACTTTCTCACCATCTTTATCAGTACCGGCTTCAGCGCCATCAGTATAGTTTTCTTTCTTTACTGATTTTCCTTCAGTTGCTGCTGGCATTTCTTCTTCAGAATCTTCTCCTTCTAATTCAGCCAATTGTCTTTTTAATTCTGCAATTTGTGCCGCATTAGGGTCTTCTTCTGGAGTTTCTTCGCCTTCAGTCGCTGTTTCTTCTTCACCACCATCTAATTGAGCTTCTAACTCACGGATGATAGCTTCTAAATCCAAGTCATCTTCTGACTCTTCTTCATCAGAATCCATGCCCATGTCATCCATGCCCATTTCATCTTCACCTTCTGCTTGTGCGAAAGGATTTTCTTCTTCTGAACCTGCTTCACCTTCTAATTCTGCTAATCTAGCTTTCAATTCTGCAATTTCTGCATCTTTGTCACCTTCTTGGTCAGCGAATGGATTTTCTTCTTCAGAAATGTCTGCTACTTTTTCGTAGTCAGTTCCAGCTTGTTCTGGCTTACCACCATCTTTAGTTACACCTACTGATAAATCAGTGTCTGCATCTAATGTTGGCATTGCGCCAGGAGTTTCAGCGTATCCTGCGTCTACTTTAGACCCGATACCATCTGAACTCAATTCCTCATCTACTTTTTCAGCATCCATATCCTCTGCTTCAGCTTCTGCTCTCATCTTTTGAGATAAGATAGATTGAAGTCTAGGAGTAAATGCCTCTTCAAGAGCGA